CTTTTTAGTAGTAAATTCAGGTGCAGGCAAACCACCGCTGATACGTGAACCGTTTACGCGGCCAAATACATCTTTGTTAGCTATCGCAGTTTCCCATTCAGTAGAATCTGTAATATCTGAAAATTCATAAGAACATTTTTTTGCAAACCAACCTGCGATACCACCTGAATAAACAGTAGAATCACATGGGTCGCAAAGATAGTTAGGCACATTTGCATCATCCACGCATGGGGGGCAAACACCAAAAGCGCCTAAAAAGCCTTTTATAAAATCAATATTAATCATGTTTTTTGTTTTTAAAATTGTAAATGAATACGACCTCACCTACATTGTTTGTTATCTAAACGACATTTTTTGTCAAACGACAAATCTAACAGAAACATTCGGTTATCTTCAGGCTTAGAATCATATCTGAAATTCTGATACTGCACACCATCAACGGTTACGTAATTGCCTCTCACAGCTTGTTGTAATAACCGTATATAAAATGGCGGTACCGCTGCCGATATTATACCGTAATTTTCTGTTATATCTTTACTAATAACTACATTTCTATCATTTTCTACAACGGCTTCAGTATCACCAAAAAATTCAACTGTACCAAAAATGCGAAGCGAATTATAAAATGCTGTATTATTAGAACCTAAATAATTTTGCAAAGTTCCGTAAAAATTACCATTGCAGTCAAAGTTAGCATAAGTACTATAAATAATTGAAGTGTCAACTAAGTTGCCGCAATCTTCAACAGCTTTATAATATTCAGTCCACAATGTTTTATCTAATTCAGGTTCTAATGTTATTTGATTTAACTTGTAAAATTGTATTTTAAGTCTGAAGCAATCAAGATTTTTATCAAATAATCCAGTATTCACAAACCATGTTTGAATACTGCCAGTACTTAAACTATATCCTACATGAAAACTTTCTGAAAATTCATTTATAAATTTTGATAATTCATTGCCGCAACAATCATATAAACTAACAGCTATATAATGCGGATTTAAATCACCTGTTAAAAAACCTGCAGTTAAAACGCTATTAGGCTGATTATACTTATCTGCATATTGTGTTTGAAACGGTATAACATCGCCCTGTACATAAGGTATATAAAATGGAATATCCGAACCGCATAAATTACAATTCCATGCATCTGTTTCACTTTGCATAAAGTTACCAGGTAAAATAGGACATGCATACCGAATCGGTACAGCTTGCCTAAATGCATAAGTTCTACTATTTTCAGGCGTATATGTTATAGGATAATTTAAATTCATAATGTTTGCAAAGTTACAAATAATTATTGTATAACAAAAATATTAACCTAAATCTGTACAAACGTATGTATTATCAAACTGATAGCTTGGTAATGTATTTGCAGGCGGTATTGGTACACCAATTATAATAGAATGCCTTATTACATGCGGACCGCTACCAGTATCAAAATTAGCATCAACTATAAATCTATAAAAAGCAGTACCTATTGTTTGGTCAATAGCTGTTGCAGTTACTACATTACCTGCATAAGATGTAATTAAGCCTACCTGGTTATTTGATATATCAGTTACATTATTCTGAACAATATTTAAACCGCCAACATAATCAGGATGTGCTAAAATTTCAGCTATAACTAATGTAGGGTCACCTGTAACATACCATGCAGGCAATGCAGTTAAACTTCTTTGTGTTATTGTACTTGTAGAAGAAGTTAAACCAATAGGACAATAATCAGGTATTTGCTCAAATGCTATTGCAGTAACCCAATAACGCTGATTTAATGTTAGCTGTTGAGTATTTATTCTAAAAATTGCATAATCATCTGGGCCAAACGATGCATCAACATCATCTAGTTTACCAGCTACCAACTGTTGCATCTGTATTACAATCGGTGCCCAATCTTCTTCTTCTTGAATTGCATTGTTATTAGTATTGCCAAATTCATCAGCAGGGTAAATTGTAGCTATTAAGTTAATTGAACCTGTAAATGTAGGGTCTTTTTCAACTTCAGCTATAATTTGGTCAGCATCGCAAATATCAACTATTTCAGTTTTAATGCCATTGAAATAATCATCAAAATCATAAAAACGAACATTCAATAAATTAGGTGTTATTGCATCATTTTCAAAAACATTAACATCTAATTTTTGTACATAGTTGATTCTTGTTAATTGCGTTATACCATTCACATTTGTAGGTTGATTAAATGATACGGTCCATACTATTGTAGTTGATGTGCCTGCATATTCTTCAGCTATTCTAAAAATACAATCTAAAACTAAATCAGTTGCATTATCAGTTACTATTGTCATATCAGCTGTAACATTTGGCGGCGTAGCTGGTATGTAGGCCTGCACTTGATTTACAACGCCCGTAACGTTAGGTAATACACAAACAATACCAGCTAAACTACTATCAAAGGTTCCAGTTAAACCTAAAGCAGTTAAAGCAGTTGCATAGCTTGTTTTATCTATTTCTAAACGTGCTTTGATACGTTGATGTGGCGCTATTGTAAGTTCGTTACCGCTGTATTGTGTATTATATGTACTTAAATAACCTGTTAGCGTTGGTATTGCAGGCGCTGTGTAAGTTGCAGCTAAAGCAGGTGTTAAATGTGAAGTAATATAATCAGGATTTGCCGAATCATGTACATTAACAACAATATAGTAATTATTGTTTAGTATCAACTGTGAACCATCAATTACAAATTGTATTTCAATATCATCAGCATTTGGTACATTTTCAAACCAATCTGAAGGGGAATAAATAGCGCCGTTTAATTGACCGCTGCCCGGTGTAGCTTGTGGTATAACAGCATCAGATAACATAATGTCTGTAACAAAATCATTGGTACTTGTTGCACTATCAATTGTGAAAAGCAAAATGCGAATATCAGATATTGCAGGGTTATTTACTGAACCTACAAAAGCATCGCCACGTAACAAAATACGAACGTTATTTGCTTCGCCTACTGAAAGTTGATTTGTATTTACTGTAAATTGTGCTATTGCTATTTGTGTTTGTGTTTGGGATGCGGTAGATGTTATATCAGATAATAAAGGTAAACCAGCAGCAACCTGTGAAGCTGAACTAACTTCAAATTCTTTGATATAACGCATGCCAGTAGTTATGCCATTATAATCACTATTAAACCATCTTAGCCTAACAGGTATATTCATAAACCTTGCACCTGCAGGTGTGAAAACATCTTGGCCAAAACCTATATTATCATAAACATAGCTAACTATACCAAAGTTTTTTGTTTGCCTATAAGCAGAATTACTACTGAAATTATTAAAAATGCCAGTTCTATTTGCTGATAATAATCTATTTATATTAACTTCAGTACCCTGACTTGTTATGTATGAATTTGTATCATAAGTAACATAAAATATAAATACTACTGTTGCAGTTGTACCTGCTAAATTGCGTGACATTTCACAGTAGATATTTGTTTTTTCTTCATTGTTACTTGTTAAATCTAAAACAGCCTGTTGTGCTACTGTTGTTAAAGGATTCAATGTTTCATAACCAAATCTGTAAGCATTGGAATTGTTTGCATTTGTATACAAACCTGGATTAAATCTTAAAAACCTATTGTTAAATGTATCAGCACCACTTGCATCAATTGTAAGTGTAAGTTTTATTCTGTTACCTATTGAAAAACTATCTGTTAATGCAGGTATAGTTGCAGCTGTAAATGTACCTATATTGTACAATAATGCACCTGCGCTATCTATTTCATCTATTGTAATATTATTAAACGTATAAGCCATTATATCAAACCGTTTATAGTTAGTGAATTGTTATCAGTATCGTATGTTATTTCTGTTATCTGTACCTGACCTTGCGGCGTTGTAACATATTTATAAATATCTAAACTTGTTAATAGGTCACAATCAGCAGTTACCGAAATGGTAACTTTGCGTGTTTTTACAGTTGTTAAGCGCGGGTCGTCGATGTATAAAAGGCGTTGGTAGGCTGTGTCGTATGAATTACCAGCTGCATCTACAAATGGATTAGCTTTGACATACCATTTATAATTATATGCGCGTTTACCATCAGGCATTGAAGTAACATCAGGAATACCAACACCCCTATCAAAATAACTACTACTTATATTTTGATTTACAACTTCGCGCAAATTTATAAGTTTAGGAAAAGCAGAAATGCCCTTTTCTAAAAACATTGCAGCTGCATTTTCACCATTTTGAACAAACGGATAAAACGTTACATAAAAAGGCTTATCAATAGGATTAACATCAGGGGCGTTATAATCAAACCTAAATTGTGTTGCTGAAAATGTAAATGTTTTACTAAATAAACCTGCTTGTTGTGGATTATCTGCAGGATTCCAATCTATAACGCGGTCAGTCCAACGGCGTGCAACTTCATCGCCACTATTATCAACACCATCTTTAGCATATTCATATTCAGCATAAGCCGCTGGCCTTTCACCTAAAGATTCATAACATATAGAAAGCAATTGATTTTCTGCTAAATTGTCAGTATCAAACCATTGAACTCCTGCAAAATAATCTTTTCGCTCAACTTGCAAAACACCATTAACAACACGCCATTCTATATTCCATTGTTTTAGTTCATCTAAAAACTGAATGCCGTTTAGATTTACTTTATTATTTAATAATGCCCTTGAATCTCTAATATCTTCTTCACCGTCATTTCTCGGACCAGGTACAAAAGCAATATCTAATCTAACGGTATTGTGATAATAACCACCTACATCAAATAATGAACTTTGATAAGCTAAACCGCAACGTTTGCATAAGTTTTTAAATTGACTATCTAAATATGGCGCTATATGTCGGCGGCCACAACCTACAATAAAGTTTGATAAATCTTCAAATATATTTTCATCTATATTTGCTACAATATTCAATATCTGTATTATAAGTAATATAGGGCTTATAACCAAAAATAAAAATATACCTAAAATCATTATTGCTTCCTGTGATGCACTCGGTTTTAAATCGTTGCAATAATATAAATTTGGTGCATATCTAAATTCATCAATACCTAATGTAGCTGTATTATTTATTGTGTTTGCCCTTAATGTATCCCATGGAAAATTATTCTTCAAACATCTGATAGCTTTTGCATCTTGACTATTATCAACAACAGTTATTTGCGCTTCGCATGTCGGAAACGTACACCACCGAACTGAACCACCTTCAATTTTGCCAGTGAATAATAATCTATCTGAACCATCAGAATTTAAACAGCATGTATCATATATCAGTACATCAATAGCTGCTATATTTGGATTTGGCGCGTTTATTATTTGCTGCTTTACATATTCATATGTATCACCTACAACGGTTAATTCAGGGGCAAAAGAAAATGCAGAATCACCTGCTTCGTCTTTGCGGCGAAAAACAAAACTTGCAGATTCGGTACCGTTAAAATTATCTAAATCTTGCGGTATGCCATCAAAATAAATTGCTAATCCATTCATTTAAGTATACTATATGTTATTGCGCTCAAAGATACGGTTATAAAAGCGTAAGTTGTTATTTTCCACATCTTTTTCATTCGTTTTTCTGTATTCAGCTGCTTTTCAATATCCTTATAAATCATTATATCGCGTTCATGGCTTTTTATTATGGATTCTTTTAATAACAGCATGTCACTTTGTATGTTTTGCTGTTTTTTTAAATCCAATATAAGCCTTTCAGATTTATTTAGTAGTGCATCACATTCAACAGCCCTATCAACACATTCACCGTATGCAATTTTATAAGCATCCAAACTATCAAAACGTGCTGTAATATATTCTGCATATTCGCGGCTAATCAAAAAACCATTATCGACCTTTGTAACCTGACATGAGGCGGCTAATGAGCAAAGTATCAGAAACATTATTGTAATTAGTAACCGGTACTTTAATAATCTTAATTCTGTTAAGTTCATATCTGAAGTTTAATATCTGTTTATCTAATGCCGATTGCATGGTATCTATATGCGCTTGTAAGCTATCTGATTTTGTCACAAATTTAGCATATATTTGGGACAAACTGTCACGGGTTCGCTGTTCACTTTTTAGTATTTGTTTGTGTAGCTTGTTGCCATTATCTATACTTATGTAAAGCAATATAGATACTAACAATATCAAAACAGCTATTAAGTATTTCATTTTTTAACCAAGTTTAAAACGATGGCAATGGCTTGCACTTGACTATAACCTTCGGCTCTTAGTGTTCTAATGTTTTTAGAAATACATTTGTTATCGCTGGGTGTGCATTTAATTAGTGGCATAGTGTTTAATTATTTGTACAGAAATATGTTATTGTGTGTGTTTATAAAATCACTTTGACCAATTACGTGAATAGTTTTTGCGCGCCTGTCTTTGTTCTACAATCTTAAATATACCGTTGGCATTGGCACTTACTGTTGTACGCGGCATGTACTTAGGTAAATCAGTTAAAACGGCTTCAATACGTTCTAATCTGTTTTCAAGGCCGCCGTATGTTTGGGCTACATTTACAAAGATTGATTTTTGGCCAAGTTCACTACTAAGTGAAACATTATCACCGAACGCACCCAAAGCGTTTTTAATGCCGCCATGCTGATATGCTTTAGCAAAAGTATTCAGTACATTGGCAGGTATTCTATTATTGTGTACGGCGGTTAATACATCCCAATAACGGTCGTTTGTATCGGTTGTAATAACACGTTCACCTTCGTTAAGCATGGCAGGTATTGTATCGCGGCCAGCTTTATTATTGCCACGTTCAAGATATTCAACACCTTTGAAGAACGCATTACCAGCTGCTACGCGCGCCTGTGCTAAACCAGCTATAAGCGATGCCAATGTTAGCGCAATGGTAACAGGTGCAGCGGCACCACCTTCAGCAGCGGCTTTAGATATAGCGATGGCAGCATTTATAGCTAACTGTACCTGCGCTAAATTCTTTTCACGTTCAACAGCACGTGCGCGTTCTTGTTCTAAACGTTCTAAACGTTCCTTTTCAATTTCTAACTGCCTTGCGTTATATTCTTCACTATTATTTCTGATTTCATCTAACGCCGATTTGCTTTTATCAATGGCCTTATCTAAACCACCAATGTAGGCTTGAACTTGGGCATTAAGAACACTAAAAACAGAATCAGAAACACCTTGAATTAGTTGCGCTGTTTGGTCTATTAGTTCTTTCTGCTTATCTGTTAGGCCTTTTACTTTAGTTGTAGTATCAGTTGTTGTTTTACCTAATTCAGTAATTTTTAATTCTAATTCAGAAATCTGCTTATCAATATCAGCTATTAAACTTTCATTACCAGTTGCAACTGCTATGCTTCTTAATTGACCTAATAATTTTATTTGTTCATTTAATATTTTTTTATTAGTTTCTTTTTCTAAATCTAAACGGCGCTTATCAAAAAATTCATTTATTCTTTGTTGTTCTTCTGCATTATTTGAAAATTCTTTTAACCTTTCATTACGCTGTTGTTCTATTAAATTTAATTCATTATTTAATTGCCTTTGAAGAATATTTATTTCTATATCAGATTGTTTGTTTAGTCTATCAGTTAATTCATTTAATGAATTTTCTCTTCTTTGTATACTATCTTGTAACATTTTATCATATTCTTCTTGTGCTTTTATTCTCGCTTTTCTTTCATCATCAATACGTTTTAATGTATTATCTAATATTTTTTTTGCATATTTTTCAATAGAATCAGCGTAATTTTTATATTTTTTTATATTCTTATCATTGGCATTTGTAGTTATTCTATCAGATTGTGTTGCTGATTCTTCAAAACTACCAGTTAATGTTCTTGGGTCAATAACTTTACCAATAGATTTATATAATTCTTCTGCAAGATTAGCATATTTTAAATTAACAAGTGTAAGTTCAGCTGTTAATGATTGAACTTCTTTTTTTGCTGCATTAACAGCTAATGTTCCAGCTTGTGTAACTTTTGCTGCATTAAAATCTTGATATTTTTCTGCTAATTGATTTGCTCTATCTTGTTCAGCATTTAATAAACCTTGCGCTGATGTTAATCCTGTTTGTGCTTGAATTAATTTGGTTAATATTTGTTCTTGTTCTTTTTGCGCTTGCTTTTGAACTATACTTCTTAAAATTGAAATGGCAACTTTATCATAAGCCTTAGCAAGCTCTTCAGCTGATGCAGTTTCTAAATTTATATTTTTAAGATATTCAGGATAACGTTTTTGTAATTCAGCTATAATTGCTTGTTTATTACCACGACCTTTATTTGCTTCATTTAAAGCACCAAATAAGTTATTTAATTCTTTTGTTTCATTTAGATATGTACCTATAAGCTCTTGTTGTATTGCTTTTTGTTTTTCAGCTTCTTCATTTTGCTTTTTTGTTAATCCTAAAAAATCACTTGCATATCCTATTACAGTAGGTAAAACAGTAAGCAATAAACCAAACGGATTTAAACCACCTAACAATCTAAATACATTACCTAACATCATACCAGCGCGGCGCATTGAATTTAAATTTCTAGCACCTTCTACTAATGAACCTGAAAAACTTTTTTGCTGTGTTGCCGCCTGACCTGTGCTAACTGCTATTTGTTTGTTTGTGGCATCTAATTGCTTACCAACTGCTACACCAGCTTTTGATTCATTATTTAATGTTTTTTGCGTTTTAACCAGCGCATCACGTTTCTGATTTAACTGGTCAACACCTTTAGCTTCCATACCTAAAACAGATACTAAGTTACTTTGCGCATCTTCAAGTTCACCTGCTACATCGGCACCTTCAGCCATGGCCGAGTTAAGTTCTTCAACCTTAGCTATCGCGCTGTCAAGTTCAGACTGAAACTGTGAACCGTTAAATTCTAAACTATATACATCTTTAATTTCTGCCATTATTTATTTTTTTATTGGCTTGTTCGGCCCTATCATTATCTTTAAGTATTTGTTCTAATGCGCTGTAATAATCACGAATAACCCAAAATCTAACATTCTGCATCTGTACCGGGTCACCCTTAGTTATAATATAATCATTTTCGCGGTTTTGTTCTTTTAATTTCTGTATTGCGTGCTGATATGTTTGTGGTTTTTTTCTTGGTTTTTGATTCGGGTCTATTTTATTTAGTCTTGGAAAATTTAAACGTTTAAAGCGCTCGAACCTTTCAAGATTTGTTCTATACTGTTCAAAAAAAAAGCGCGCAATTCATCATCTTTCTTTATTGCATCTAATTTGCGCTGTTGTGTTTCTGAATTTATAATGTATGGATTTTCGCCATCAATATAAAAGAAATACAAACCAGCTTCTAATAACAAATCATCTATCTTAACATTTTTAAGCCTATACAGAATATCGTTTAACTGGTCCTTAGACTTTGTATGAAATTCTTTTAGCTTATCGCGTGTCATATTTTGCCAGGGCATATCTTCAACAATTTCTAACATGCCAGTTAGCTTTTCAACTACTTCAGTTTTGTTAATGCCAAAATCAATAGCGGTCATAGCTTCTTCAATTCTTTGCGCACGTTCACGCGTCAGGTTTGCCGGGTTTTTCAAAATATAAAAGTTATTATCAGCGCGGTCTGTAAAAACTCTAACCAATTCTATTCTTTGCTTTGTGGTTTCGGGAATGTAGGTTTTAAGCCACTTCTGATAATTACTTTCGTTTTGCTCTGCTCTGTTTCGCTTTCTGAAAATCATGTGTTTATAATTTGGTTGTAAAGTTAGCGCAAAAAAATATAAAATATTTTATAACTTTTTTATAAAAATATTTGCAGTTTTGAAAAGTAGTATTAACTTTGTGTATCGATTTGATGAAACGCTTTAAAAAACTTCAAGATTATGACAACTCAAGAAACACACAAAATTCAATCAATACTTAATAAAGTAAATAGTGAAGAATTAAAACAATTTCCTGCAACCAGAAATAGGTTAATGGTTATAGTTAATAAAATTAAACAGCAAATAATTTTATCTGAAAATGACTATGCGACATTACAATTAAATAATTTAAACATCACAACACCATGACATTCACAGACTATCCAAAGGCCGCAACCGAAGCGGCAAAACGTGCGCTCAAATGGAAAGAGGAAACAGGCAATACAAAAGGCTGCGGTACTTTAGTAGGTTGGGCACGCGCTAACCAATTAGCCAAGGGCGAACCAATCAGTTTAGAAACGGTTAAACGTATGGCGGCATTCATTAGGCATCAACAAAATAAAAATGTACCATACAACGAAGGTTGCGGCGGCATCATGTGGGATGCTTGGGGCGGCGATGCTGGCATTAACTGGGCTATCAGAAAAATAGAATCATTGGAAAACAACAAATAACCATTAACACACTAACAACATGAAAACACTTCTTTTTTTATTACTATTTAGCGCATCAGCATACGCGCAAACAGATACTATGTACTGCATTCAGATACTTAGCACACGCCATCCTGAATACATACGCGCTGAACACTTAGCCATGTGTACACTTGAACAAGCAATGGTAGAACAAACAGATAGTTTATACAGAATCATGTTTGTTTATGATACATATGAAGAAGCTGAAATAATGCTAACCACTTGGAAGCGCGCGCACAAAGATGCGTTTATTTGCCGCCGTAATAAAAAACAAATTTCTAACTACTATCCTTTCTATACTTATGATTAAGCATGTAAACATTAAAGAAAATAACAGGCGTAGCAAAAAAGGTATTCTGCAAAAGTTTTTAACTGAAGCTCAAAAGTATAAACCACTTACAAAGGAACAGGAGCGTACCGCGAATCGCGATATGCTGATAAAACACAATATGTTGTTTGCTGCTTCGGTTGCCTTTAGATATGATAATCCACAGGTCGATATTATGGACCTAATATCTGAAGCTATGATAGGCTTAATAAAAGCAGCTGATAGTTATAATCCAACTTATCAAAATAAGTTTATCAGCTATGCACTGTTTCACATTCAAAGCCAAATCAAAGAATACATAGATACAAAAAAAACCTTTGTATATTTGCCGCATAGGGTTCAATTAGTTAAATATGCTTTGACTAAATATGAAGATTTAGATACTGAAACATTAGCTAAAAAACTAAATGTAAAAGAAAATGTAATCCAAACAGCTAAAAGTATAACTGGTTTTGTTAGTTTAGATGAAACCAACGAAGATGGAGATAATCTATACCAGGTTGCAGGTGATGAACGTACAGATAAATATATTTTAAATGTAGAACAAAAAGAAATCTATAAAGAACTTACCGAATGCTTAACACAACGTGAGTTAAATGTTTTAGAACTTAGATATTTGGATTTTTACCCACGTGACTTAAGTAATGTAGCAAATGAACTAAAAATTAGCCGTGAACGTGTTAGGCAAATTCAAGAACAAGCATTTAAAAAAATAAGAAATAAATATGAAGGAATCGGATTGGGTTCGTAAACTCATATTAAGCAGTAACCCGGATAACATTGAACTTGGTTTAATTATGAACTTAACGTTTAACTATTATCCGCTTACTGCTAAGTTCTATAAAAAGAATGCTAAGAAAAAATTTTGGCAGCCATCGCGCAACTATTCAGTTATTGAAACAGAAAACCGTTATTATTCATGGGTCGCTTTGCTGAATAACGAACTAAAAACACACCGTTGTTATTTTTGGTTAGACTTTAAAGAACCTAAGTTTAAAACGCCCTGGCAGGCTTGGCAACAACATATAACAAGCGGTGCTAAATGGGCTTATAATGGTCCGTTATTTAATTATCCCAGCCATCCTTATACTTCGATGTTTATGCGCTAATACATCTTACCGTTAGCTAAGAACTTATCAGCCCAAACATTAACTTGTTCTACATAAAAATCGCCATTGTCAGTAACGTTGACGATGGCGAAACCATTTGCCCACAGTTGGCGCTGAAATCGTGGCATGTAGAAAAACCCCTTACTTTTTATATCGAATAAACCGCCAATGTTAAAAGCTGCTTTGTTACCGGTATGGTAGCATTGAACGCGGTGTGTATGGCCAAACATTACCGAATGTTGTGTTTTATCTAAATGCGCTTTTGCTGCATGTATCGAAGTGTAAATGCCATGCACTATATCTAAGTGTTTGCCTAATGTGAAATAATCAGACTGCCAATCTGTTTTAACTTCCCATCCGCGCTCATGTAAGTATAGCGCTTCAGTTGGGTTAATCAGCGCGCCGCCGTATTTCGCGTTGTCCTTTTCTTTAATATGTCGAAAATAGCGGTCTTCATGGTTGCCGAATAAGAAATACTTTTTAGCACCTTTGAACGCGCTGTTAATATCATCAATGCCTTGCAGCCCATCTATGTATTCATCTTGAAGTGTTAGCCCCGATAAGTTGGCTAATGATTCAGCATTATAGCTGCCTAAGGTGTATAAATCTAAATAATCGCCTGCTAACACTAAGCCATGTAAGTTAGTGCCCATTTCACTAACAAGCCTTAGCAGCTTTTGCCATAGTATCTGATTGTGAAACGGTCGGTGAACATCAGAAACAACTAACCATCGCTGCAATGTTTTATTTTGTCGGCGCTTTTCATTTATAAGATGTTTCCAATAGTTTATTTCATCATCCGAATGTACTTTAATCTTGGGGCGGTAAATCATGGTATTATAATTTTATATCTTGACAAAACGTGTTAAGCAAGTACCTAAGATTATCTAACAAGTCGGCCTGCCTTTCTTCACCTTTGCCTTTAATGATTCGGCGGCTGTTATCTGATTTGATACGCAAACAGTCCATCCGTAAACCTGGGCATTTATCTTCATATATCTGAAAGTCAGGGCACATGTTTATAATAGTATTCGTTTGTACGTAACTTTCAGCATGTAACGGATTCGCCTTTGGCACTACAAAAAACCGTGCTGGCAGTTGCAGTTCTTCTTGTATAATTTCGTAGTATGTTTTTGAAACGCGCTGCCTACCATCGGAACGGTCACCGCTCGCATCGCCTGTTATCAGTAGCGGTATTGTGCAAGGGTAAATAGCAGTATCAGACCAACGGCCTATCTTTTTATTTGTTTCAGAAAATACCCATTCTCGAAATGCCTGGCATGTATCGTAAATTGATGCTTCACCGCGTTCTTCACTACCTATCTTAAATTCTTTAACGATATGCACACCATAGCGATAACGTGAACGTGCAGATATGTCAGGCGCCAATACTGTTTTTTTCATAACGGCGGCGGTCATTGGTATTTTGTTAAAGTCAAAACTAACATACAACTGTTCTGTTTCCCAACTTATTTTCTTTGATGGCTGAAATACTTTTTGCTGAATGCTTTTGTCTTTTAGCACGTATACCCATGCTTCACCTGAATAATCTACAAATACAGATTTGTATTCTTGTTCAAATGTAAGGCGGTCAAGGTCGCGGCTTGCATCAGCTACTTCTGCAGGGTCAATGTTTGGGTTATCAGTTGTTTCCATCCTAAACGTTATCCAACTATCGCTGCCATTTTCTGATTGTGGTAAATCAATATCGCCGTAACAGTTTCGTTCAACGTTACCAGCGATAGCACCGTTTCTGCATAGTTCGTACCAATAGTTATCTTTACCTGCAGCGGTACCAATGAAAAACGCCTCACCTTTGTAATCTGTTAAGGTAGGGCGTGCAACTGTTTTCCAATGGTATTCTAAAATGTGGCTTGGTATCTTTTGTGTTTCTTCATAGATAACGCGGTGATATTTGCGGCCGCGCCCTTTATCTTTTCGCCCTTCATCGCCAATGGACCACACTTCTAAAACACCACCATTAAGAAAGTGTATTATCTTTGATGTTTCGTCTTTATGCGATATTATGCCGCCTTCAGAACTTAGCTTATAAGTATCAACTATCTTTGCCCAGGATTGCGCAAAATCTTTAAAATCATCAACAAATATACCTACAAACTTACCTTCAAAAACAGCAGGTGAAATCAGCGGTAAAGCAACCGATGTAATCAATTCAGTTTTACCGAAACGCCGGGCACAAACTATGCAATTAAAACGCCGTTTATTTTGTAAAATACGCTGTTGCCCTGTGTGCGGTCGGTATAGTGTTATGTCGATGTTTCTAGGCATAGTATTAAAATAGCAATACGGTTGGTTTTAGCAATTCTTCTTTATCCAACCACCGCTAAGTATGATGTTATCGCCATTGCAAAACGGTTGCTATTTGTTATCAGGTGGGTACTGAATATTTATGTTAATGTTTTTGT